CAGGGGGTGTCGGATTTGCATTATTTGATGCCGCACTAAGTTCTAGTACAAAATTAACATTCTCCGGCACTAGCGGTATTGTAATCGGACAACTAGTTCAAGCTATTTCCGGTATACCTACAAATACATTAGTAACTGGTATTGATGCTACATCAGTATACCTTAGTAATGCAATTACAGTAGATCTTTCATCATTAACTACAATCGTGTTTACACATACTAATACAAGTTTAGGAATTCGAGTAGGTGATCAAATAGTTATTGCATCGTCTGGTATTACAAATGTAGACGGAACATGGCCTGTTACAAGTGCAGGAGTATCATCATCGTCGTTTACTGTTAAAATATCAATCATAACAACAATAGTTGCTTCACCTCGTGTCGGTACAATTGAAAAAATTAATTCATTAATATTACGAAATAGAACAGTAACATTAGGAAGTAGCGAAGCAAGCACAAGTCCGGTTGCAGCAATCCTTAAAGGAGAAAATGCAGTTGGCACAAATATATCAGCAGGCGATTTTACTATAACTCCGGGATTAGCAACCGGAACAGGAACTACTGGTAATTTTATTGTTAAAACAGGCGCGCCTACTGCAGCAGGAGATATCACTCAACTTGCAACTGCTCGATTAACAATTGATGGAAATGGTTTAGCAACATTTGCAAATTCGGTAGTAGTTAGTACTGATCTCGAAGAACATGGGGTTATTGTTACTAGTATTACAAATTCCGCTGCTACTGTAATTAAATCTTTCTCTACTACAACATATAGAAGTGCTAAATTTATATTTCAAGTAACATGTACTGCAAGTACAGGATCGAATTTAAACACATATCAAGTTGCTGAAGTACTAGTTATACACAACGGAACTACTGCTTACATGGTAGAATACGGTGATATTTCGACTACGTTAACCGGAGGTATGTTAGCAATTTTTACTTGTGATGTTAATAGTGGAAATGTTAGAATGCTTGCTCAAGCAACATATGCAACCGACACAATATCAGTTCGTGTAATAAGTAGCTTAATAATTATATAAAAGGAAAATTATAATGGCGTCAGTCGATTTTATTGTAAAAAATGGTATAACAATTAACGAGATAGGAACCGTAAAATTAAGTACCGATTCGTCATCATCTATAACAGGTGCATTAATAGTCACAGGTGGTATAGGTGTTGGAAAGAAAATTAATTCAGCTGATACAATCACTGGTACACAGCTAATATCAACAATTGCGTCAGGTAATCCGCCTTTTGCTGTTACTTCTGCTACTCCAGTAGTTGGGTTAAACATCGGTGGTAATGCTGCAACTGTTACAAACGGTGTTTATAGATCAGATAATCTAACTGCATTATCATCTAGCACATCTGCAGATTTAGCAGGTAATTTAACTGACGAAACTGGGTTTTTAACTGGAGCAAAAGCAGTTTTTAGTATTAGTCCAGCTATTACGACATCTATAACAACTGCATCAACCTCGTTCGACTTACTTAACACGACTGCAACAACTGTAAATTTTGCAGGTGCAGGTACTGCAGTTAGCATTGGTGCAAACTCCGGAACTACTACAGTTAAAAATACATTAACTGCAACTAGTCCAAATATTACTACATCGATTACTACTCCGTCGACATCATTCGACTTACTTAATACAACTGCAACAACTGTAAACTTTGCAGGTGCAGGTACTGCAGTTAGCATTGGTGCAATTACTGGAACTACTACAGTTAATAACACATTAACTTCGACTAGTCCAAACATTACTACATCGATTACTACTCCGTCGGCATCATTCGACTTACTTAATACAACTGCAACAACTGTAAACTTTGCAGGCGTGGCTACTAGTTTAAATATCGGATCAAGTACTACTGGAACTACTACTGTTAAAAATAATTTGCAAATTAATACAGGTATTAAAAATTCAATTGTTTTTTCTAACTATGCAACTACTGACAACTTATCTGATATAGGGATAATGAGTGCATATCGTACTAACTTTATAAGATATCGTTCTGGACTAATTAAAAGTGCATCTGACGGATTATGGAAATTGTTTAGCGGAGTTACAACTGACCCTACATCAAATGTTATGGATTTTTCATCTGCAATATTTGATAATTTACGTATCGGTGCGTTAACTACTACAGGTGTTAATAAAGTATCAATTACCGCGCCTACCACAAGTGCCACATTAACGCTTGCTGATGCTTCGAGTTTAATTACTAGTGGCGGATTTTCTTTAACATTAACTACAACTGCAAATTCGACCGTAACTTTGCCTACATCGGGAACATTAGTTAATACTGATGTTTTAGCATTAGCATCATTAGGATCTGTAGGAACTGTAACATCGGGTACCTGGTCAAGTGCGTTATCGATGACAGTCGATGCAACTATCCACACTCTAACTGTAGGGTTAGGTCTTAATTCAGTCGCTTCAAATACAGTTGTTGGCTATCAAGGTCTTTCAGCGACGTTAACATCTGGTGTAAGAAATACTGCATTCGGTTATCAAACACTTAAGGCTGCAACAAGCGGCACCGATAATGTGGCAGTAGGGTATCAATCATTATTGTCTAATTTAACAGGTAACAATAATGTTGCAATCGGTGTCGGAACATTATCGACTACTCTATCTGGTGCAAATTCAGTTGCGATAGGATATTATGCTCTTAAAACTGCAACTAACAATGCAAATACTGCAATCGGACACTATGCGTTACAACAAGTCACAACCGGCATTAATAATACTGCTGTAGGTTATTTTGCAGGTTACGCAAACGGATCAAACTCAACTACTACTGGCGGTAATAATACATTTATAGGGTATAATACTATTGGTGCAAATTTAGCAGATTCGAATTCAATCGCAATAGGTGCAAATGCAGTTGGTCTAGGTGCAAATACTACTGTGATCGGAACTAACAATACTACTGCTGCAACTATATACGGTGCGTTAACTACTGGAACTGTTAACAAGGTAACAGTTACATCACCTGCTACCGGTTCGACTTTAACTATTGCAGACGGAAAAACATTATTAGTATCAAACTCAATAACCATAACAACTAATGATTCAGGCGGAGCTGCATCGGTATCATTTGGTTTAGGCGGAACAGTTGCATATATAGCAAATAAGTTATCAGTATTTGCAGCAACTACTTCAGCTGAATTAGCAACTGTCATATCAGACGAAACCGGAACAGGTTCACTAGTATTTTCATCTAGCCCGTCACTAACTACTCCTAACATAGGAACACCATCGTCAGGTGTGTTGACAAGTTGTACCGGGTTACCATTGTCAACAGGGGTAACTGGAACGTTAGCAGTACTTAACGGCGGAACTGGTGTAACTACATCGACTGGATCCGGTTCAGTCGTATTATCGACCTCACCGTCACTTACTACTCCGTCACTTGGAGTAGCAACTGCTACATCTATCAATAAAGTTGCGTTAACTGCGGTTGCAACCGGAGCAACAATAACATTAGTAGATGGAGTAACATTAGGTATTAACAATTCAGTTTCATTTAGCGGTACAAACGGCTCGACTCTTACATTTGGAACAGGAGGCACGATTGTATATACATCAAATAATTTAAGTGTGCATGCAGCAACTACCTCAGCTCAGCTAGCCGGAGTTATATCAGATGAAACAGGATCCGGTGCGTTAGTATTTGCAATTAGTCCGACGTTAGTTACTCCTGCGTTAGGTACGCCATCTTCTGGTACGTTAACTAGTTGTATAGGTTTACCGTTAACGACCGGTGTTACTGGAATTTTACCAGTAACAAATGGCGGTAGCGGTGTTTCAACATCGACCGGTACAGTAAATAATGTATTATCAACTAGTCCGACATTTAGTACATCTGTTATAACTGATTCTGTTGCATTTTCAGTATTCAATACAGTAGCAACGACTGTAAATGCGTTTGGTGCTGCTACTACCTTGACACTAGGAGCCCCATCTGGTACTACTACGATTAGCGGAAACTTAACAGTAAACGGAATTACTACTACTCTTAATTCGTCAACTTTAAACGTTGACGATAAAAATATCGACTTAGGGTCAGTTGCTTCTGTATCGAGTTTAGGAGCTACCCTTTCAACTGGAACTGCAGTAGTTACTTTAACTACCGGCAACACAGTTGGGTTAGTTCCGGGTCAGACGTTAACTGTAAATACAGGCACCGGTGCATTTGGTGCATCTGCGCTTATTCTAACAATCGATTCAATTTCTCAGTTTACTGCAAGCATCAATCATGCAACTGCAGGGACTATTACATTTACTGCAGGCGGAGCAACTGATGATACTGCAAACAATGGAGGCATTACCTTAAAAGGTACAACTGATAAAACATTAAATTGGGTTAAATCTACAGGAAGATGGACAAGTAATGTCGGGTTTGAAGCATTGAGCATCCAAAATACACCAATCGGTTCAGCAACTGCAAGTACTGGTGTTTTTACCACAGTTAACGGTGTAACTATAACCGCAGCAACTGGCACTACTACATTAACACTTCCGAGTAATTCATCTTTAATTTTGAGCGGTGCAAATTCATTAACAATTTCTACATCAGCAGCTACAGTTGCAACAATGCCGTCTGGAACATACACAGTTGGGTATCTAGAAGTACCTCAAAATGCGCAAGCTGCAGCTTATAGTCTAATATTATCTGATTCAGGAAAACATATTTTTCATAGTAGTGCAACAACTGGTCACACTTATACTATACCAGCAAACAGTTCAGTAGCATTTCCGATCGGAACAGCAATAACAATTGTTAATGATGTAACATCTGCATCAATATCAATAACAATTACAACCGATTCTCTCTTCTGGGCAGGTACAGGGTTAACTGATTTAACTAGAACACTAGCTGCGGCAGGTCTTGCTACCTTACTTAAAGTAACATCAACCAAATGGGTCATTTCTGGATCCGGTATTTCATAAATAATGAGAGGCAACGATATAATATGAGTGGAAATAATTTAGTATTAGCAGGAAGCGGCGGAGGGCCACCACCTCCATCAAATTTGTTAGCAATATCAATTTCAAATACACAATTTACTCTTACTTGGGATGCATCAACTGTTCCAGGTGTAACGTATAAAGTTTACAAAGCAGGTGTTGAAGTAGTTGGCGCTACTAGTAATACCGGATCGACAATTAGCGGACTTACCGGAAATAACACTTATGCAATGAAAGTAAGAGCATACTTAGGAACCGCATATACTGACTCTGCAATATATAATGTGTTAACAGCTCCGAACGTTCCTACCGGGTTAGCATTTTCAGGATCAACTCAAACGTCTTTTATATTAGCTTGGACAAACGTTTCTGGATTAACTTATACAATTTATAAAGATTCTACGTTAGTAACCGGTGTTACTCCGGATTATACCGGAACAACTATTAATAGTTCAACTAATATTACACTTACATCAAACACCTCATATAATATGTATGTGTATGCAACAAATGCATCTGGATCAACATCGTCGGGTGTATTAACAGCATGGACTATTCCCGACGCTCCTGTATATTCTTCTACTGTGAACATCCGATCAAATTCAGCAAATCTTAGTTTTTACAGTAGCGGTGGAAATTATTCTGTATGGGTTGGCTCTACACTTGTACCTATTAATATTGGTATTTTTCCATTATCAAGTGTAACTATTACTAGCACTACTGGAAATTTTTCATGCGGCGGAACTGGCGACATTTATTATCCAAATATCAGCGTCGGTTGTAGAGTAATAATAAGCGGAACCGGTGCCGCAATCATCACTGGTTATTCAAATCCTAAAACTTACTATGTAATAGGATCTTCTAATCCTACGGTATTTCAACTATCAGCAACTCAAGGCGGAGCGGCAATAACTACAGCAAATGGCGGATCTACAAGTAGCTATACTTTTACATATTGCCATGACGCAACTATTTTGTCTGGTGTAACAATTAATGCAGTAACAACTGGTTGGTTTACAACAAACACTATAACTGTTAGTTATTATCCAGGGTGTACAATATGTATATATGGAACAAGTCCGGGTACTATTACCGGGTATACTAATCCAACAACATACTATATTATTAATAATTCGTCTAATAATCAATTTCAATTATCTGCAACATTTAACGGAACTCCGATTACTACTGTTGCAAGCGGTAGTACTAGCGGGTTAACATTTCTCTATTTTAATACAGGATCAAACTATGTAAGTAGTGTTATTATTAGCGGATTAACTCCTGCACTCGATAATACTGTATACGTAAAAGCATCTAATGCAGGCGGAATCGCAACTTCAGCTGCATTAACTATTCGAGCTGCACCGTCTGCACCGTCATCTTTTATAGTAGAACCTAACAACACTTGTACATATATGTTATTTAATACACCATACGATCCGTACGGTGTTATTAACTCATATACACTTCGTGCATATTCATCTAGTACTGATGCAAATTCTGCCAACGGTGGGACGTATCTGCAAGCTTCTCGGAATACAGTTACAACAGTATCACCAGTACCAGTAACAGGGTTAACAAACGGTACTACATATTACTATACACTTGTGGCACAAACTGCTACCGGTACATCGTTCCAAAGTTACGAAACTGGCCCAAGTATTGCCGGTGTGCCAACTGTATTTACTATAAATTTTAGTTCATGTACCGGAAACATACTTATTGCTAATACTAATCTATCAATATATGGATGGGACGGTATAAAAGCTATCGACGTATGCACCTATACCGGAGCTAGGATTTGCTCAAGTAATATTAATCCTGCTTTTTGTTTTTGTGGATTTACTATGCCTGCTCGTAAATGTATTACGTTTATTAATTACGCAACTGTGATAGGCTGTGGAGGAAATGGAGGTAGAGGCTGTAAAGGTACAGCTAATGGTGTTGCCGGTACTAACGGTGGCCCAGGATTATGGACTAGTGTACCATTAAGAATTTATAATTGGTGTACTATCGGCGGTGGCGGTGGCGGTGGCGGTGGCGGCGACGCATGGCACGGCGGAGGGGGTGGCGCAGGCGGCGGCATACCCGGTGGCTCTGGCGCCACATATGGATCAGCATATAAAACATCTGGAAACTACGCAGGTTCTACTGCAGGCACAGCCGGAACAGCTGCAGGATGGAACTCATCGTATAGTTATTATTATCCTGGATCTGGCGGCAACGGTGGATTTGGCAGAGGTATCGGATCGTCATGTAATCCGGGCGGCTGCGGATGCAAAGGGTGTAAAGCATGTACTACTAATGCAACTGATACAGTATGTTGTACAACAGCAGGTGGCTCCGGCGGATCTAAAGGCGGATTCTGTTCTACAGGCGGTCTCGGCGGCGGAGGTGGCGGTGGCGGCGGCACATATGGCGGTTCAGGCGGTCAGGGTGGTGGTCAGTCGACTGCTCAAAATCCGTGCACGTATTTTGGCGGCGGAAGACCCGGCGGCACTGGCGGTGCAGCAGTATGCGGAAATAGTAACGTAACATGGGCAACAAAAGGCTATCGAGGAGGAGCACTTGTTTAAAGAAAAACAATATTATTTTATATCAGGATTACCGAGGTCTGGATCAACACTGTTATCATCAATTTTATCGCAAAATCCAAAATGTTATGCAAATATTACATCAGCAGTAGGACCATTAGTTGATTCAATTTTACAACCTGATTATTCAGGAACTAATCGCATAGTCACTGCAGCTCATACAAAAAAACTTATTAAATTAGCGTTTGACACAGTGTATGAAGATACACCAAACGAAATAATTTTTGATACTAATCGAATGTGGGCCGGAAATATTGATATGTTATACAGCTCAATGCCTAATGTAAAGATTGTTTGTTGTGTTCGATCAATATGTGATATTTTAAACTCGTTCGAAACTATATATAGAAAAGATCCTTATTCGAGATTTTCACAAGTATACGGAACACAATTTGCAAACGTTTATACACGAACTGACTGTTTAATGGATTGGCACGGAGTTGTTGGTTATAGCTTAAATGGTATAAAGCAATCATTCCATTCTGTCTATTCTCATTGCATTTACTTAATAGAATATGAATCATTAGTTTCTAACACAGAGTTTGAAATTAATGCATTGTATGATTTTTTAGGAATGGAAAAGTTTAACCATGATTTTACAAATCTTCCAAAAGTAGATGACAACGGATGCGATACTGAAGTTAATCTACCAGGTCTGCACGATGTCCGGCCTGCTGTTAAAAAAACTAATAATCATATGTTATTACCGGATGACATTATAGAACGATACTCGGGATTAGAATATTGGAGGAAATTTTATGATACCGACAACTGATTTAACAACAAAACAAAGATTACAATATTATAAAGAAAACGGAGTAACTGATGAAGCATTTGATGATCCTGATTGCCAGATACGTGAATATGCATATCGTACACTTGGTTTTACCGAAGCAGCATTAAATGATATTGATCCCGACATTCGTTGGGAGGCAAGCATGGTGTTAAATAAATTTACGTTACCTGACCCAGATTTAAGTTATAATATGAGATATTGGGCGTTTACGGGTATTAAGCCAGAAGCATGCAACAGTCCATTCTTCTTTATTAGAAGACTTGCATATAGAACTTTTGGATACCCACAAGATGCAATAAACGACGGATCTTTAGAAATTCGACAAGAAGCATATAGGAAATGGGGGTACACTGATGATGCTAAGATGGACATCGAAAATGCAATTAGACACGAAGCATTTGAAGATTTAGGGTACGAATATATTGCATTATACGATAAATGTGAAAATATTAGAAATAGTGCGGTTGAGTTCTTTAGTAACACTGCATGAAAATTCTAATAATGGGGTTATCAGGTGCAGGTAAAACAACCGTAGCTTGTAAATTATTAAATAAATTACCAAATTCAACTTGGATTAACGGTGATGCTATTCGTTCGACATATAATGATTGGGATTTTAGTGAATCAGGCAGAATTCGGCAATGTCAGCGAATAAAATTATTAGCAGAAAACTCTAATTCAACATATGTTATTTGTGATTTTATTGCGCCGACTACTAATATACGAAATATATTTAATGCTGATTTTACAGTGTTTATTGACACTTGTGTACTTTGCAAATATCACGACACTAATCAAATTTTTGAACCGCCTATAATCTACGATGTTAGGGTTAACACACAAGATGCAGATTATTGGGCAGATCATATTAGCAATATTCTTTTATCGAAATACGTAAATACTCAAAACACATAATAGAGGATTTATGCAAAAAACAATTTTAATCAATGGCGGAATGGGTCGGATAATTTGTGCTATCCCGGCGTTAGAACGATTTATTACAAATAATCCGGATTCTTACATTATACTCGATGGCGGCGCTGACATATTATTAGGCAATCCAATATTACAAGATAGAATATACGATGCATCTACTAAAGGAATATTTGAAAATATTATTAAACATAGTGAATTTTCTATACCAGAACCATATTTTGATAACGAGTTTTATAATCAAAAAATTAATATTGCACAAGCGTTTGATAAAATAATAAACGGTAGTATTAGAGAAGACTTTGATTATCGACCTAATATTTTTTTTAACAAGCAGGACATTATTACTGGAACGATAGCCTGTAATCGAGCAAAAGAGCAATTTAATAAACCAAAAACTATTGTTATACAACCGTTTGGTCGTGGAGTAGAGGAATGTCCTGATCTTAACACCGTATTTGATTCGAGTAGTAGAAGTTTAAACTTATCAACATTTTTAGCAATTGCAAAAGAATTAAACAAGTATTATAATGTTATTAGTATGTCTGAGTTTCATATACCAGAAAATCAATATACAAGGCATCCAGAAAATGTACCATTGCGTACATGGGGTGCTATTATTCAAAATGCTGATTATTTTATAGGGTGCGACAGTGTAGGACAGCATTTAGCATACTCAGTTAATACCCCTGGTACTGTTATTTTAGGAAGTACATTTGCTCAAAATGTTTCTTATCCGAATTATTTTAATATTATAGAAAAAGAAGGATTTAAAAAACGATATAGCCCATTTAGAGTTAACATGCTATCGTGTTACGAAGCCGACGAACTTAACGATAAAGCTATGGATTTTGATGAAAACGAAACAAATCAACTAATCGCTAATATTTTAGCCGATATTAAACTAAAAACATCATAAACTATCAACAATATCTATAACTGTTTGAATCTTAGTTTGAATAACTTTGTTACGCAAACTAAGACTTAAACCTCGATGTATTGGTTTTGGTAATGCAACCATACTAAACCAACCCCACGCAATATGTTCATCGCTTAAGACCGGAACAAATTCTTCTTCTACTAAACAAAAATATGTATGAAAATTAAAGATACTATCGTTAGATACAAACTTTTCCAACGGTAGCGTTTTTCTAATATTAGGTAAAAACCCAATTTCTTCTTCAATTTCACGAGTTAGTCCCTGCCATGGATTTTCGTTAGCTAAGTTTGTTCCTCCTACTAACCCCCAACTTCCTTGATGCTTGCCTGAAGATTTTTGAATTAATAAAAATCTATGAGTGCTTCGTGAATATATTAATGCTCCGCTACAGATAATGCTATCAGCTGGTGCTATAGTTCTAATCGCCATTTTCCCACCGTATACATACCTTCATAGCTTTTAACCCATGCTTTGCTATTCCATAAATATTGAATGCTTGTGTAAGTGTTTGTTTGCCAAATCATTGTATCCATTTCATGTATAGAATCAAAGATAACATTCCATTGATTTCCGTCCCATTCAATAATATCGTTTGCATGTGCAACTAAGTCAACATCATCGTTAGATTTCCATGCATCTGCACCGTCTTGATTTATCTCATTTCCGATGTCGTCGATTAATAAGAATCGTAATCCTGGATATAATGTATGATCTCTAGGAACATAATTTAACGGATTAATAATTGCATCAAACGTACCTGGACTATTTGACCGAAGTGTTGGATTATAGTCAATGTCAGTATCTAAATGTCCGCTACTATCGATTCCTGTATTTGAACTTAATGTATCAGTGTCCCAGTTAACAATAAGTACAGACTCATTGTCAGGATTAGTAGTTACTGTACCATTAATTTCTGTACCGTTAGGTTGCATTAAAAATACTCTTGATACTCCGCCTACGAATTTCTTTGGGTATTTTTCAAAAATTTCGTCCCATTTTTTAGGTGGTTCATAATGAGTAGGGATATCAAATGATGCACTATTTGATAAATCAGTAACGTGTGAACTATATAATGTAATTTGATTACTTAACACTTCGATAGTAAAATCTTCCACACACGAAATTACATTAGTCATTAATGCAGACTGTATGTAACTTGGTACTACATAGTCAGTACCAAATCCTGTAACATTTGGCGAATCTGCATCTGTAATTCCTGCAATAACTTTGGTAATAACACCGAGTTGTTTAACTTTAACCGGTGGACTAATCCATATTGGTGTATCTACAGTAATTGTAGCAATATCAATAGGCGTATCATTACCTACAGGAATAGATCTACTTGACCATGCAACACTATCTAAATTTAATACAGATATACTTGTCCAATCAATGTAACTATCAGTTGTTTGTATCTCCAAACTAGGATTAAACAATACTAAAATCTGTTCTAATATTTGCAATTTCTGGTCAGTATTTGCTGACCAGATATCAACTTTCATTGTTAATTTAAACGGTGTTGGCATTAATCTTTCTATAGTATAATTTCTACCGCGATTATTAGTATAAGCGTTACCGTTTATATCTCTTTCTCGAAGGTGTTTTTTACTAACAAATGTCGAATCTGCTAGACGGTCTTTATCTAAGTCTAACCCATGTATATACACACTTATTCTCGGAATTGAATTTAGAGTATTTTCAGAATTTTGTCTAATAACACTAGTCGTTTGTCTGTCGCCATCACCATATCCTACCGGAACACGATGTAAGGTTCCGTCACCATATCGTACAGTAAATTCACTAAAAACTCTAATTGTTTGTGTAAGGTACCGTCGTATAGCACCGTCATAAAAATGTTGCATTGTGTTCTCCTTCTTTTATTTAAACATAATGCA